TTGCATTCCATGCTTCATAATCAAATCAACATCTCCAGCATATTTTGGATTTCCAACCATATCACTATGTGCTTCTCCAGTTTTTACAGAATCAATCCTCATTTCATATAAAGCTTGTTCTATTTTACCTCTTTTTCCTGAACTCAACATAGACAAATAACCTTCATTATTTCCAGATATTGAAACTGTTTTTGTTTTAGTAGTTTTTTTCTTCTTCTCCTTATTTTTTGGAGAATCTTTGGGGTCTTTCTTTTTGAAAATAGCATCGTAAAGAGCACCAGCTAACTTATCACCCGCCCATCCTCCTAGAGCAGCACCCACAAGAGTACCACCTACTGGAATTACACTTCCTATTATACCACCCAACCACGCTGCTAGACCTGCACCAATAGCCATGAATGCTGCTCTCCCTAATGGTTCTTTAAATACAAAATAATTTAAAACAAAGTCTAGTAAAGCACCAATAAAAGGAATTTTTTTTACAATAGGACTAACAACTTTCTTAAGAGATTTCAATCCCTTTAATCCTGTTTTTAATCCAGTCTTTCCTAATTTTGTAGCAGTAGTTGTTGCTGTTTTTGCTGCAGTTGTTGCTGTCTTTGCTACACTTTTTGCTGCAGTTGTTGCTGTCTTTGCTACACTTTTTGCTGCAGTTGTTGCTGTTTTTGCTGCAGTGGTTATTCCTTTTGTGGCAGTGCGGGTTAATTTACTGCCTGTTTTTACTATATTTTTACCAAGATCAATACTTTTTCCTACAAATTGTTTGGCTTTAGCAAATTTTTTCAAATTTCCAAACTTCTTTACTCTAGCTAATCTATCTACTTTAATCTTTTTAATATTTTTTACTCTGTTTAATTTACTGGCACGTTTAGGATCAGTAAATCTCTTTATTTTTTGTTTTGCTCTTTTTAATTTATTCTTTGGTCCTCTTTTAGGTTGTTTAGATGATTTTCCACCACTACCAAATGCTGCAGCAGTCATTCCAAGAATGGCAATCGTATTAAAAAGATTACCAATAGTTCCTACTATACCATCAAATATTTCAGCACCCTTATCACCAAAAATATTTTTTACAAGATTTCTAGTGCCAGTTATTGCTTTATCACCCCACATAAGGAGAGTTCCGAGTCCATCAACAAGACCTAAAGCAATATTAGTAAAGAAATCTAATGCTCCACCTAAAATTGAAGCTATCTTTTTAAGTTGTGGTAAGAATTTAATTAATCTAACCAGAATAAATCCCGTTAAAACTTCTTTAATAAAATTTATTAATCCATCTAGAAAACCTAACTTTACTTTAGTTTTTTTCTTTTTAACTTTCTTTTCATCACCATCTTTAGGTGTTTCTAATTCAGATTCCTCTTGAGTTCTTAATTCTTTTTCTCTTTGTTTTCTTTCTTGATCTAATATTTTTTTATCTAATGCAACAGATCCCTTTAAAATTTTTTCAATCTCCACTACCCTTGTCTTAATAACAAGAATAGTATCTGATCCACCAACTCCTCCACCAGCAGCAGGGGTCTGACTAATTGCTGACACTGAATCTGCAAGAGGTATATTTGCCATAGCACTAATAGGTGCTTTAACAATTGCCCCACCCTTCTTACCACCTACTTCTGCGTTAGAAGATTGTTTCTGCTGTTGAGGTTGCTTCTTCTTACCTCTTCCCATCAACTTATCAGCAGCAACCTTTTTTACCTGACTCTTAACGGCTGTTTTTACTATCGCTCCTAATGCTGCTACCATATCTTACACACTTATACCTAGAGTTTTTATTTTAGCTAGAGATCTTTTTGCAGCAGCATTAAAATTAGGAACATCATTATTTCCACCTGATTTAGATTGATATCCACCACCTCCACCTGCTGCTTGAGCCTGTTCATTATATGCAACTACACTTGATTTTTTCACTGGAGTTTTAATGGATTTTACATTAGGTTTATTAATACCCTTTTTTATTTCCATTCTTTTTTTGGAAGCACCTCTACCCATCTGTCTTACCTGACCACCACCTTGGAATCCTTGAACTAATCCACCACCTTTATACCCCTGAACTAATCCACCACCTTTATATCCACTAGTTTTTTTAGCACTCATAGATATGCTATCACCCACATTCATCATAGTATTTTCCATTGAACCTGGAACTAATTGATTAACTATAGTTGCAATACTATCAGGTTGTGCATCAGGCATGGACATCACTTGATCTAGTTGAGCAATTCTTTCAGGTGATGCTTCATTCTCAACCATTATATCTCTTGTCAACTGAAGTCCTTGAGTTACTTTCTCACCACTCATCTTACCAAAATCTGGAATCACTGTCCCATCCATTAACACCATAGATGGCATTCCCATTTCAGCAATTCTTTCTTTTGCTTCTTCAGGTGAAACATAAGTCATTCCAAAACTAAAATTACCATCTGAATCAGTACTAGAAGTTGTCTCTGTATTAGTAATATTTGCAAAACCACCCATTAATGTTGGTCGGTTTGTTCCACCAGCAGCAGCATTCATACCCTCTAATGTATCTGTACCATACTGTTCTACAGCACCTTTAGACATAACAAACTCACCTTCTGTAAGCATTGCAGGAACTTTATCTACTCCCTTCTGACCATCTACTATCCCACCTTCATTATATCCTTTAACTAATCCACCACCAGAAAAACCAGGAATCTTTTTCAACAAAGAACCAATCTTCATCTTCGCTATTGCTTTAATCAATGCAGGAATAATTTTAGTTACAAGTCTAATACTAAACTTGGTGATCATTACTCCCAACTTTACAGCCATTCGACCAAAAGAAGTACCGAATAATAGGAATGCTGACAACAATACAGGCCAAGTTTTCTTGAGGAACTTACCTATTGCTGCTACTTTCTTTTGATTTTTTTTATCTTGAAACCATTCTATCAATTTAAATAATACTCTACCTAAAATAATTTTACCTATGAAACCAAATACTTGACCGAATAAACTTTTAACTGGTTCAATAACTTTACTTACACCTGATTTTAAAGCACCAAAACCTTTCTTAACCATTTCTAATCCAGATTCTTTCTTATCTCTCTTTGCATTTTCAGCAGCACGACGTTTCTTCTTTGAATCAGTTCTTTTTTGTTTGATCTGATTGGTTAAAAGATCACGTATTGAGGTGATACTTACAAGAATATCTGCAAGCACATTACTATCACCTTGAGAAGTAATTTTTTTTGAATCTTCAGTAGGAAGAAGTTTCTGCTCATCCATTCCTTTTCCAGGAATTAGCATCTTTCTTCCTGTTATCTTTGCAGGATCAACTTTTGTTTTCTTAACTCTCTGCTTAAACTTTGGATCTGCTGCCTTTCTATCTGCCCTTACTCTTTGAATTTCATCTTGCAGTATTGGTATTCTTTTATCACTTGCATTCGTAATGGTAAGTGCATTAGTTGCTTCCATTAATGCACGTAGATAATCCACATCATTATTAATATCCATCAAATCAATATCAAGATCTGATAGTATTTTTAAAATTGGAGGACTACTAACGGCCATTCGATTGTTGTTGCTTGTGCTTTAATTCTTCTTCCTCAAGATGTTGTTGAAGAAGTCCCACATAGATGTCTCGTTCCCAAGGCATCATATTTTCAATCTCTGTTAATGAATATTTATGGTACTGCATCAAAGAAAAGTTCAACCTAAAGTAATTCTCTAGGTCCATGTGCATTAGGGCTAGGCGAAAAAAGACGCTAATCCCTCAAGCACGACATCACTTTTCACTTTTGTCTTTGGATTAGTTACCTTTACAGTATGAGATAACTTTGGCATTGTCTCAAAGAACTTTTCAATCTCTTTAAATTGAGAAGAATTCATTTGTTCTAAAAATTCTTTCACTTCTTTTTTTGTACAGTCTGCAACTGCCCAAACTTCATCTGCTGTATATATCTTATCAATACAAGCAGCAATCAGATCAAATGATTGATCCATTGCATTCGCATCATCAAAATCAAAATTATTTTTAATAAACTGTTCTAGTGATGGATACTTTAATTCCATCATAAGATCTTTATCAAGTTTAATTTGATTACTATGGGTATCATTTTTTTGAACTCCAATATCATCCAAATTAATAGTCACAGGAACTTGAGTCTCCTCATCATCAGGACATATAATATTAACTTCAATCTCCTCTCCAACAGACTTGCCTCTGATGTTCAGGAATAAAAATTCAATATCAAAAGTAGGAAGTTGATCTACTCTAACTCCTTTTGTAAGAACACAGTTCTTTAAAACATTTTTTATAGCAGTTGTAATCTGCTTTGTATCTTCTGTTTCTAAAGCAAGTACAAGTAACTTCTCTTCTTTAACAAGAAAAGGTCTGTAGTTAATACTTTGTCCTGTAGAAGGTAACTCCAACTCATATGTCGGTGTGGCAATCTTTGGTAAAGGCATAATATCCTATAGAGTTTTCAGTATGTTTATTTATCAGGCAAGTCCAGATCCAATTGAACGTAGTTGATCGTTGGCACCAAGAGGTAAACTTCTATTCTGTACTGCTCTAGTAAAGTCATTTACTTTATTAGGTAGTTGTCCAGCATTAAATCCCTGACTCCTTGAGTTAAATTTTGCCATATCATTTATAGTATTACCTCTTGGACCAGCTTGTTGTGTTGTGGGACTTGAAGGCTTGCGAAGAATGTATCTAATATAGCACATAGATACAGTACATTTCAAGAGGGAAGATCCATCATAAGAAACTGGCATTGAATTAATAGCCAACGGAAAAGTTCTAAAAAACTCATACTCAATACTACGATTATGATCTTTCTCAAACTTTATGATTTTTAACCCCTGATCTGCTGTATAATCATCTGGATACTTGGATCGATAGAAATAATTTGAACTTCTTGCATCATCAGAATCTTCATTCATAATCTCACTCATCCAAGTCTCAAAGAACTTGATAGGTAAGTAACCATTTGCATCAACATAAAAAGTTAAATCAATTCTATCCTCAAATATTCTTCTGTATGCATGTTTCTCTGTAACACCATGATGATCATTAGTAAGTTCCAATGTTGCTAAACTAGATCCTGGTAATGATGCATCCGAACACATTATATTCAATCTATCTTGTTGTACTGAACCACCAAGAACACTATTTAATTTTGCACCAAGTTCCCCAGATGGAACTGAAATCTCCACATCAAAATGAGAAGTAGTTGCTGGTGTTAAAAGAGTTGCCTTAATGACATCTATACTTCTTATAGTAGGCATATAACTATAAATACTTTTTGACCTTATATATTATGTATAAGAGATATGGCAGAAAGTATTAAAAGTAGGTTCAAACCAGCGTTTCCCAGAAAATATAAAGGTAATGTCAAGAACATTATATGTCGTAGTAGTTGGGAAAGAAGATTCTGTAACTACTGTGATATAAATGAAAGTATTATTGAATGGGGTAGTGAGGAATTCTTTATACCATACATCTCACCAAAAGATAATCGGGTTCATAAATATTATCCTGACTTTATTATAAAGGTAAAGGAGAGTACAAATAAAATTAAAACATATGTAATTGAGGTGAAACCAAAGAAGCAAACAGAACCACCAAAGAAAAGAAAAAGAGTAACCAAGTCCTACATATATGAATGCACAACCTTTGCAGTTAACCAAGCAAAGTGGAAAGCAGCAAAAGAATTTTGTGATGATAGAAGAATTGAATTTAAAATCATCACCGAAAAAGAATTAGGAATTAAATGATGTCAGATCCTGCACATTTTGCCAATAGAATAGAACCAATTAAAGAAGAATTAGAAACAACAAATGATCCAGAAGATCTGATGTTGATGATTATGGAAGCACTTAAAGGTACAGTGTCACCCATACCAGAGGTGGGAAAGTTTTATACGTTTGTTTATAATGCAAAGACTCCTCGCATACAATATGATCAACACCCATTGATTGCATGTACTGATTTACAACAGTGGGGATTCAAAGGTTTAAACTTTCATTGGCAACAATCAAGAAATTATACATGGGAAGAACTTGCAGGTCAGTTATATATTGTGGACTATAATGAACTTGATGACCTACTTGCAATACCTTATGCCAAGTTTCTTACTAAATAATAAAAAGTTTGTATTTAGATGACGACCAAGGCAGGATACTACGGATCTGACGATGTAAAAAATAGATTTCCAGTTCCTGCTATGAAAGGAACTCGAAGTCAGAATGAAAAATATTTTGTGCTTGTTGATAAAGAGACAGGTAAAAAGATAGTATATAATGAAGAGTTTGGTGCAGATAAAGTTGTAGGAGAGTACGATAAGAGTGGGGACTTTGTACCTAATACAAATTGGTGGGGTGGTGCTCAACCAGAAGAGAAAGAATTTTTTAATTCTAAAGAAGGTAAAGATTTAGTTAATAACCATGCCCAAACAATAGCAGAAAAAGGTTTACTTGAAGAAGGTAAAACTCCTGATGAAGCAAAGAAGGAAGCTAATGCCCTTGCACGTTCTAACAATGCAAAAGAAGAAGAGGAACAACTAACTAAAAGTAGAGCAGCAGAGAAATCATCAATAGCGGGTGATAAGAATACAAGGAATAAATTTCCAAAAATGTTATGCTACCCTGTAACATTAAGAAAAGATATGCAAGATATAATTAAATTTAGTATGATGAAATATGAACCAAAAGATGTTGATGGAGATAAAGGTGCTGCTTCAGTTACTTTCGGTGAAAGATCTACTGATATATCAAAGAGAACTATAGGATCTTGTATTCTTCCTATTCCTGGCGGTATCTCTGACAGTAATCAGGTAAGTTGGAACCAAGAAAATATGGATCCTATTGCTATTGCAAAAGCAAATCTTGCATTAGGTTTAATAATGAGAGGTAAGGAAGGTGGAGAAGAAGCTGCAGGTAATATCATAGAAACTTTAAAAGGTGAGAACAGTCTTGGAGAAGCGGTTGGTAATGTGATTGCAGGTGCAGCATCAGGAACTGGTAGTCAACTACTAACAAGAAGAACTGGAGCAATTCTGAATCCTAATATGGAATTACTATTTCAAGGTCCCCAACTTCGAGATTTTACTTTCCAATTTAAATTATCACCAAGAAGTAGTAAAGAAGCGGAAGAAGTAATAAAAATTATTAGATTTTTTAAGCAAGGAATGGCACCAATAAGAAGTAAGTCAAGATTATTTCTTAAGAGTCCACATACATTTAAACTTCAATACATTCATGAAAATAATGATCATAAGTTCTTAAATAGATTTAAAGAGTGTGCATTGCAAGGTTGCACGGTTGCATATGGTGAAACGCAATATGCAACATTTGAAGATGGTGCAATGTCATCATACAATATGCAACTATCATTCAAAGAACTTGAACCAGTATTTAATGATGAATATACAACACTTGATAATAATCAAGACACAGAAATAGGTTACTAAAATGTCAGATTACTTTCGCAACGTCCCCGACTTTGATTATGTTAGCAGACTTCCAGGTGCTAAAATATCTGATTATATTACTGTAAAGAACTTCTTTAAGAGAGGATTTCTTCGGGAAGATATATTCCAAGAGTTATCTTTCTTCACCAAGTATCAAATCAAAGGAGATGATAGACCAGATAATGTTGCTTGGAATTTCTATCAAGAATCTCAATTGGATTGGTTGGTATTAACATGTAATAATATAGTAAACATTCAAACAGAGTGGCCACTTAAACAAACAGACTTTGATAGATTTCTATTAGATAAGTATGATACATATGAAAAACTAAATGAGATACATCATTATGAAACAATAGAAATTAAAAATACAATGGGTGTTGTCCTTCTCAAGGAGGGTCTTGAGGTAGATAAAAGTTTTTCAATGACATATTATGATTCTGTTACAGAAAAACAAGTGACTCCTACAACATTGACAACATCAATAACCAACTATGTTTATGAACAAAAAATAGAAGATGATAAGAGAAATATATATTTACTTAAACCAAAATACCTTAACATAATATATGATGACATGGATGAAATGATGACATATATAAAGGGTTCCAGTCAATATAAGACTGAAACCCTTAAAGTTGCTGATAATATCAGACTGTATAATTAACTCTCTACTACTCTGCTAACTTCTGAAAGTAAGATAGAGCATCATCTTCATCAGATGATGAACCTACTGCTGCAGTAACAGTTTCTTCTGCCCTGCGACTAGCGAAGTCAGGTTTAGATGATGGGAAATCAGCACTAACTTGTGTGCGACTATTATCCTCATCAAATACCTCTTCATCCATACGACGAGCAGGTTTCTGTCCAAGAACAGACTTCAGACGTTTCTGAAGATCTTCATAGGATTT